TGTTTGGTCACGCTGTCCGATTTATGATTCTTTGCTGGTCGCTTGCAATGATGACTCTTGGATACATGGATAAGATCCGTAATGACGGAGCTTTTTTAGCTGGACTCACAAGTGGAGTCTTAGGTTCTTATGGTATCAGCGTGAACAAAAAGAAACCTAATAACGCTGCTAAGATAGTAGATAACAAAGACACTAATGTAGGTATCAAATGAAGAAACTATTATTACTAAGTCTGTTTCTAGCTGCACCTTGTTACGCAAACGGAGTACCAACGTGGACTACTGGTTCAAGTAACAGAACTGAAAACACTACACAAACCATAACTCGCAGCGTAGTCACAGAAAAATATGGGTCTACTATAAATACTTGGGAAGGTTCTAATATAAGTGTAGCTGCATCTGCTGGTATATCTGGCGGTGATGCAGTATTTACAGTTGCAGATACTTCAAAAGATTGGTCATTGAATGTGACTTCTAGAGCATCAGGTTTAATGATTGAAAAAATTACACAGAATGACACGATCAACACTACTAGCGTTATCACTTCTTTGTCTGTGTTCAGTCAGTAGACCTGTTAAAGGTGAAACTGATGTAATAGCTCAACCTAATGCTGTTGGTAATTCTAGTATTATCAACCAGAATATGAATATCAATAATGGAATGACAGGCAAGCAGCAGTTTGGAAATGTTTTATGTAGTCAACCAACTATGGCTGTAACTCCTTTCTATACAGGTAATGACGCTCAAGGTGCAGAAACATACAGCATCAATGAAGGTTGGGGTGTTCAGTTATCTTTTATGATACCTTTGGGAGATAATCAAACCTGTATTGAATTATCAAAAGTAAAGCTAGACCAAGCCAAAGAAGAACTAGACAAGCAAGTCCATGATAAGCAGCTAGTTCGTGTTTTGAAGTGTAGTCAGCTTCACGCATCAGGCTACATGATAAACCCTGAGTCTAAGTTCGCATACATCTGCAATGATGTAATCAATATACGAAGTTATGTAAAAGCCAACGCAGAAAAATTTAAGTAGCTAGTTTAGACGCCACACGTACAGGTATGTGAACTCTAGCTACCTTTTTTATTATCCATCTTTTCTTTCACATTTGCGACTTCTTTTTTAAGAACTTTAGTAAAGATTTTCTTAAATGTTTTTTTGATAAAAGCTAATACTGATTGCATGGCAATCCCGCCCGCCACGCTCACAACGCTTGCAGTTCCAGCAGCGATCACAGAGGAGGCAATGACCTCTGGGGCGGGTATAGGCATTTCACCAAAAAAAGGTATATTAAATGTAGCTATAGCTTCTTCACTTGATAAAGTTTCTTTGGTGTTTGGCAGGTTTGTCGGTATTATCTCTGGTGTTGTTCCTGACACTTCCTCCTTTGAAGATGCTTTTTCTTCTTCAGCAGAAGATCCCTGATCTCCCAAACCCGACTCTACCTGTTCCAGACTTGGAAGAAGTAGGGGATCTAGATAAGGTTCTTCCACTATCGGAGGATAAAAAATTGTTTTAGGTGGATTAAGAATATAATCTGTATCTGGTAAATCAGGCAGATTTATTTCCATTCTTCTTCTTCTTTGCTCTTGCTATTTGAAGTAATAAAAAATCTTTTTTACTAATCTTGCCATCTTTATTGGCATCAATTTTTTTTTGATTTCCTTTAAGCATCAGACTCAGGGGTAGTTCTATCTTTAATTATAGCTGTTAATTCAATAAATCTTCTTTCACATTGTTTTACTATTGATTGTGCTTGATTATGTTTGTTGACTAAATCTTTTAATTCAGCTTGTAGTTCTTCAGTTGTTTTTTTCCCCATACTTTAACTTGCTTATGCTCCTACTTCTTTAAGAGTAATCCAGCTAATACCGTCTTCAAACGCATCTTGATTATTTGTATCTACAGTTCTATTTAAATGAAATGTGTTTATACCATGAGATGTATGTTGAATTGTATAAGTTACTTGACTTGTAGTATTTGGTGAATCTACATAATCACTCAATGTTAGTATTGTTGGTGTATTACTACCTGAATCATCTTGGAGACCCATTCCTCCAATAAGTAATGTACCAGTTCTAGCACTTTGATCTGCTGCTGTTATAAAAGTAGTTGATCCTCCTGAAATAGCTCTTTTAATTCTAAAATAATGATCTTTAGAATTATTATTAGTTTCACCAAACAACAGAAAACTGATTAATATTTTACTTGAAGATGCACTAGGCGTTATTGCCTTACTTACTGGTATATCCTTAAAAACAAGTTGTGTATCTGGAGAACACGCAGTATGGCTAGTTACTTGACTAGTTTGAACTTGAAGAAGCTTTCCTCCCGCAGCACTAGTTTGTGTTGTACCGTCAGCAAAATGTATAGTCATTATGATACCTCCGTTAAATTAAATTTAAACTTCTTACCTGTTCTATGATTTATCAAGAAAAGTTCCTCATGTCCTTCTTGTATAGTATAACTTCCCCAAGTTCCGTCAACGTCATTTTTATGACCTTTGTTAGATAAACTTAAATCGTTTATATATAAGTTCGCCCAACGCTTAGATGAAGAACCTAAATCACGACTATTATTTCCATCTGGTGTTAAGTTGTGACAAATGACGTTACCTGTAAATTCACCACCAGATAAAGGCATTTTTGTGCTATCACTTGTAGAAAAAGAGACATTTGATGCTGCTGTTAATCTACCTTGTGCATCAACAGTAAATGATGGAATGTTACTAGAGTTTCCATAAGAACCAGCAGTCACAGATGTATGTGCTAAAGCAGTTGCGTCTACAGAATTAGGTGCATAGTGTTCAGAATCAATAGAGTCTGCTACATAATGTTCAGAGTTAATTGAATCGTTAGCTATTTTATTACCATTTACACAATCGTTAGCTAAGTGTGCATTGTCTATTGACCCATCAACATAATGCTCTGAGTTAATTGAATCGTTAGCTATTTTATTACCGTTTACACAATCGTTAGCTAGGTGTGCATTATCTATGCTTCCGTCTACATAATGTTCAGAATTTATACTGTCGTTAGCTATATTATCGCCATCTACGCAATCATTAGATAAATGAACATGGTCTATAGATCCATCAGTATAATGTTCTGAGTTTATTGCGTTATCCGCTATTTTACTACTATCTATAGCATCACCAGCTATTTTAGCTGAAGCAATAGAACCTGTACCTAATCTTCCAGTTATAGAGGAACTAGAAACATTGCTCATATCTTCTCTAGCAAGAGGTCTTCCCCCTGCTTGACTACCATCATGTACTACAAGAGTATCTTTAGTTGTATCTATAGTTGCTTCACCTTCAGCACCAGTAAAACTACTATGCTGTGAAGTTGTACCTCGTCTTAATTTTAATAATTTTGCCATTACGCTATTGAGCCAAAATCTATAGTAAGGTTTGTTGTAGTTATAACATTAGGTGCAATGGTTTGTCCACTTATAAGAGACACTATTTCACTAGCTGTTTGATCTGCTGTAGCTGAAGCTTCTATACCATTTAATTTAGAAAGTAAAGCATCAGTAAAAGCATTTGTATTGCTGTTTGCTTCATAAGCTGTTTTTATTTCTGAGTTAGATTGGTCAGCAGTTGCATTTGCTTCAATACCATTTAACTTAGTATGGTCAGCATCAGTAAACACGTTACTGTCAGATGCAGCTTCAACAGCAGCCCTGATCTCAGCATTAGTTTGATCGCCTGTAGCACCAGACTCAATACCATCTAATTTAGCACCATCTACTGATAAGTCTCTTCCATCTACTGTTTGGCTGCCAGAAAAAGTTATGTTACCTGTCATCTGACCACCAGTTTTCAGTAATAAGTTACCTGTAGCTGTTACACCGCCTTGCCATGCAGACCCGTTATAAATTCTTAATTCGTTTAGTGTTGTATCAAAATATAAATCTCCAACATCAAGACTTGTGCTTGGTGCAGAAGAAGCAATACGATAACGATTAGCAAATGTATTTATATCAGAAATATTTGTAGCACAAGTAGACATAGCAGTTACGTTACTTGAAGTACCTAACGTATTCATATCTGCTACAACATCAGTAGTAGCGAGAATAGCTAAGTCAGCTACAACATCAGTAGTAGCAAGGATCGCCATATCTGCAATTACGTCTGTTGTAGCTAGTAAAGCCATATCTGCTATTACGTCCGTTGTGGCTAGTAAAGCCATATCTGCAATTACAGCAGTTGTAGCTAATAGAGCCATATCTGCAATTACGTCTGAAGTAGCCAATAAATTCATGTCTGCTACTACGTCAGCAGTACCAAGAATAGCTAGATCAGCTACAGCGTCAGCAGTACCAAGTCTTCCAATTTCTGTTGCTTTACCAGCTACAGCACCTATATCTGTTGCATCATTAGCAACCGCAGTTACATCTGACGCTATACCTGCGACTGTATTTAAATTATTAACTACACTTGTTGTTGCCAAAGTATTCATATCTGCAACTACATCTGCTGTAGCCAAAGTATTCATATCTGCAACGACATCAGTAGTAGCAAGGATCGCCATATCTGCTACGACATCAGTAGTACCGAGAATAGCCATATCCGCAACAGCAGCAGCAGTTCCTAGTCTGCCTATCTCTGTAGCTTTACCTGCCACAGCACCTATATCAGCAGCATCAGCAGCAACCGCATTAATGTTTGTAGCATTACCAGCTACAGCGTTAATATTACTAGCGTTACTAACTGCACTATTTATATTACTAGCGTTACTAACTGCACTATTTATGTTTGATGCGTTACCAGCAACAGCAGTCACGTTAGAAGATATGCCAGCAACAGTTGTTATATTGCTAGATATGTCAGCTAGTGTGTCCATATCAGATACGATTGCTGTAGTAGCTAACGTATTCATATCAGCTACAACATCTGTAGTTCCAAGTATTGCTAAATCAGCTACAGCAGCAGCAGTACCTAATCTACCTATCTCTGTTGCTTTAGCTGCTACAGCACCTATGTCACTAGAGTCATTAGCTACGGCTGTGACATTAGATGCGATACCTGCAACTGTAGTTACATTAGATGCGATACCTGCAACTGTGTTTAAAGTTTGATTACCTGTACCTGTGCTTACGGCTTCTGTAATTGAACCTAAATCTTCTTGAAATACTAGTTGTCCAGCAACAATATTAATGTTAGTAAGGTCAGATGCGTTAGGTGTAGCTGCTGTAAATCCATCACCAGAACTGCCATCATAGATCATCAAAACTTTGTTAGATGAACTATCGAACCATAAGTCACCAATTTGTAAGCTTGAAGTATCGGCTCTTTGTGTTGGTGCAGAAGTGCTTATTTGGTAAAGATCAGCAAAGTTATTTATATCTACTACATTTGCCCCTGCTGCTGCTATGTTTACAGCATTTGCAGCTACAGTAGATACCTCTGTTGCTTTTGGTACAAGTCTATGAAATGCGTATGTATGATCTGTAGCAGTTGTCTCTACTAAAAATCCAAAACCTTGAGGTATAGTTACAGATACACCTGTGATAATAACTGCATTACCTGTTCCTCTACCATTTGCAATAGTTAGAGTTGTTCCTGATTGTGCAGTTAAAGCTGTTGATGCTGCTTGAACAGAAACTATAGTTCCACCTTTTGCAGAACCGCTAGTATTAATATCAGGATTTTCTGTAGGAAAACTTGTTTCATTTGCTATAGGTACAAAACCACCTACATTATCTACAAGTTCTATAACACGCAAATCAATAGCAGCCGTAGTTGCTATAAAAGCATCAGAGCCTGTCCATGTATTACCACTCGCAATAGTTTCACTAGAGTCTTGTCTAAAATATCTTGCGTCCGATTCTGTTTCCGTAAAGTATCTATTATCTAATTGTCCAGCATTTAATTCTGTTTCTGTGTAATATCTGTTGTCTAATTGTCCAGCATTTAGTTCTGTTTCCGTAAAGTATCTATTATCTAATTGTCCAGCATTTAATTCAGTCTCGGTGTAATATCTATTATCTAAAGTTCCTGTTGCTATTTCAGAATCAGTAACAGCATTAGCTTGTATATGTTCACTATTAACAGCATTATCGGCAAGTTTTGTACCATCTATAATGTCAGCTTCTAAATGTTGACGATCAATAGACCCATCTACATAATGCTCAGAATCTATTTGATTATCTGCTATCAAAGCATTTGTAATTTGATCGGCTGCTATATGTTGTGTATCAATAGACCCATCTACATAATGTTCGGAATTAATAGAATCATCAGCTATCTTATTTCCGTTTACTGCATCATTAGCTAAGTGTACATTGTCAATCGACCCATCTACATAGTGTTCAGAATCTATACTGTTATCTGCTATTTTTGCATTTGTAACAGCATCACCAGCAATCATTTGATTTGATACTGTACCTGTATCTGCTGAAGTTATAAGTGTACCTGTAATATCAGGTACAGTAATTGTTCTATCAGCAGTAGGATCTGTTATTGCTAGTGTTAATTCATTATCATCATCAGTAGCCCCTTCAAAAACTAAATTACCTGTAATTGTTTGTGAACCATCTCTTTTTACATAATCATTAGTAAATTCTTGTTGAGCAAATAATATTTGATCGCTATTATTATCTAAGTCTGTTTCTGTTAAAACACTACCATCTGCAAAGTCTACTTTCTTTGCACTTATATTTGTATCTCTTATAAATACAACATTAGCTGTACCACTTGGAGGTGTATTACCAGAAGTAAATTGTACTTGAGAGCCAACAATATTATAGTGAGTACCTAGTGTTTTAAGAACACCGCCTACTTTTACATCAACTTCAGTATTTTCTAAAAAAGCAAAAGATATGGCAAAGTTATTTTGACTACCTGTACCATTATGATTTTGTGTAGTAGCTGTTGTATTAGTAGCCATAATTAAAAGGAACTGTTACTAAATGTACCTAGATTAAGTCTTTCAAACTCTTCTAGCAATATATCATTGAACTTGATATTTTTGTTTTCTACTGCATTTATTCTATTGTTTCTGTCTTCTTCTGGCATTTCATTGAGCATATACTCTATCATACCTGCTTTTATAAATTTGGTATTTATTTTAGACAATACTTGGAAAACTTCTTCTGAAAATCTTTTTCCTTCTTCACTATCTAATCCAAATCTTTTTATACCTGATAATCTTACTTGAACATAATCAGAATCTATCTCAGCATTTATAGCTTCTCTTATGTTCATGTTTTTACCTTTATATTTTAATTCAACTGTATTTGTATAAACTTTTAAAGTATTATATTCATTTTTATCTAATTTTTTTGGTATAAAATCTTTTGATTGAAGATTTGGAAATACTGAACCTCTTATTATATCTGGTGGAGAAGGTAAGATTTTTCCTATTGCTGCTTGTACGTCAAGCACTTTATAGTTGTTACTTTCACTTATACCTCTTGTAGAAAATAAATCAAAGCCTTCTTTCTGTGGATAAGTAATAACATGATTAGTTATATGTTCTACTTGTGCTGGTAACTTACCACCTAAATTTAAAGGTACAATTTCTTTTAAACTTTTATCGAGTATATTCTGAAGGTATTGTATGACAGGATTTGCTTTGTTAAAGTCTTCGTCACTATATGGCAAGCTTTCATTAGCACCATCTCCTGAATAAGTGCTTGAATCACGTTTAATAAACCATTTTAATTTACTATAATCTCCTTCTGACTCTGCTAGTTCTCTAGCTTCTCTTTCTGAAAATCCCATTGTTGTTAAAACATCTGCTGGTATTCGCCATAATCTTTTTAACAAACCAGAATAAGGAACTGAAGAAGAAGATACTTGTCTGCCTACATAATCAATAAATTTTTTATCTCTATACTTCAAACCTTCATCTGTAGTCTGTGGTTGCAAATTAAAACCTGCTGATATTAAGTTAAGAAGTTCATTTATTTGACTTGTGTATGTTTTGTTAAACATATTACGACCCATAAATGCAAGCCAAGTTCCTACATATTCATCTATACCTTGTCCGTCTTCTGGTATGAGTGGAGACATTTCTGAAAAATCTAGCCAAAGTCTTACTAGAGAAGCTAGTGGATCGGGGATATGTTCAAGACTTTTATATAAATAAACTGGTTTACCATTTCTAATTAAAGGTTCACCATATTCATCAAACTGCAAAATAGCTTTACTATAAGGTCTCCAACCATTTTTATACATAGAAATCCATTGTGCTGCACCCTCTTTTGTATAAAAATTAGGACCACCACCTGTTAAAAATTCTTTCTTATATTCCCCATCTACATCTTCAAATTGTTTATTAGTTAACAACATCATCAACATACCTAAAGCATAACTCATTCTTATTTGTCCATTTGCTTGTTGACGTACAAAAGGATCAGGACTACCAAGATCAGCAATCATGTCAGGTAAAAAGAATTGATTTATAGGGTTTAAATTTATTCTGTTACCACTTGGTAGAGTCATCATCATTGGTGTATTTATAACTGGTAAGTATCTTGCAGTTTCTAAAAACATATTGCTTGGAGTTCTAGTAAATTTTAAATACCATCTAAGAACAGGATAATTAATAGCAGCATCATTAATAGCTTTTGCACCTTGTCCAAAAAGACTATCTGTTCTTATATCTTGAGTAAAGGTAACATTCTTACCAACTTCTTTAGCTCTTGCAAGTATTCTTTGAATTACTGCATCAGTTGGTTGCATTTGTCTTGGTCCAACTACACCTTCATCAAGTGGATCTATTCTACCGAGTGGTCCTTCTTGACCTCTAAGTAAATAAGATATAACTCCATCTACAGTTCCTTTAATGTATTTGTTTAAATCTTCTCCATCTAAGTTTCTAGCAATACCTTCATTAAAAGCTTCAAATGCAGTAGCAGCAATAATATTAGGTGCTTGTACTAAAGCGTCATTTGCTGTCATCAACCTACTAGGTAATCTAATGAACTTACCAAATTCGTCATAAGCTCTTAAAGGAAAGAAGCTAGAGTCTGAAGATATAATAAATCGTTGACCTGTATCTCCTTTTATATTTCCAATATTTATAAAATTATCTTCCATATCCCATGATCTTTTCCATGCTTTTGTACCAAAATCTAAGTTATAAAATAGATAGAACAAATGTTCTTTAGCTGCTTTTAGTTCTGGATAATTACTTGCACCTGCAAAATTATTTAATGCTTTTAAAAATGTCATCATTGCACCAGAATATAAATTTACTGCTTGAGTAGTAGGACCAGATAGTACAGCGTTAATACCAATCTCATTCATAATTCTTACAAATTTATCAGCACCACTACCTATCATTTTTGAAAGAACATCTGCATTTTGTACTGCAACTAATTTTCTAGGATCTCCGCTTGCTGCTTTTAAAGTAACTGTCATTCTGTTTAGTTCTGAATAATCTCCTGACTCTGTTGCTTTTACTAAAGCTTCTTGTAATTTGTTTCTAAAGTTTTCATTTCTTGCTATTGCTTCATCAATATCTATTTGTAAATCAGGTACTTTAGCAGTAGCAGCAGCTTTTTCTGCTGGTGTCATGCCTGTTATTTCTTCAACTGTTTTACCTTCTATACCTTGCTCTGGCTTCATGCCGAAAGATTTAACAGTTCTACCTGCTTGAGTTCTAAGTGGTAGACCAAGTGTTAACCATTCTTCTACATCTGTTAATGAGTCAAACAAATCATCAATAGCTTTAGTTATTTTTGTTGTATCTTTTGTTTTAATTACATCTATCAAAGCTTGGTTTTTATTAGCTACATTTTCTGTTGCAAGTGTTATAACTTGTGAAATTGCAAAGTTTAATGAGTCACTAGGAACTAAGTTATAGAGTTTTGCATACATCTCTGCATATTCTTTTATTGCACTCGTATTAGATAATTTAACGACTCCTTCATTAAACAAACCTAAACCTTCAAGTCTTGTTTGCACTTGACTTTTAGAACCTACAAAAACATTTTCATCTTTTAACTGTCTGATAATTGCTTCTATTAATTGTTGTTGTCTTGGCTTTTCTAACTTCTTAATAAAAGCAACTGATTGTGGGTTCTTTGTAAGATCTCCTAAATTTTGTTTTTTACCAGTAATAGTAGTTTGTACTTCTTGAGAATATTTAGCATCTGCTGGTACTTCTATCGTAAGCCCTACTGTGTTGCCTTGACCTGCTTGTGCTGATCCTGTTTTATCAATAACTATCTGTTTAATCTTTTCATGCAAATTAGTGCCATGCTGTCTTATTTCTGCTTCTGTAAAACCTTGAGTAATAAAACTTTTTAAAATTAAATCTGCATTTTTAGGAGGCTTTGTTTTTTTGTATCTTAAATACCAAGCCATCTTGTCAAAGTCAGATTCAAATATTATCGGAGCATTGCCATAGTTAGGTTTTGTATTTTTGAATTGACTAGGCATTATATAAGTTCTTGCAGAACCATCTATAGGTTTTGTATTTGTTTGACTACTTGTACCAGAACCTTCATTTTTTAACTTCTCTCCAATATTGTCGTAGTTTTCTCCTTTGCTTTCTATATCATTCTTTAAAATTTTATTTGCTTTGTTAATATTTTCTGTTGCTTCTTCTACAACTTGAACATCTTTTTTGTTTAAGTTAAATATGTTGTTTATTTTGTCGTATTTAAAGTTTTTATATTTAGTAAATATTTTATCTAAACCTTCTATAGAGACTTTCAATCCAGTACCAAAAGCAGCACCTAATCCAAATGAAGCATAGTATTCATCTAAACTTACGTTATCTCCTAATATATCTCTTAAAAAAGTTTCAGTAGTAGCAATCGTACCACCATAAGCACCTGACGCAGCTACACCTTTCCAACCTTTTAGAGTTACACCAAAAGGAATAATTTGTGTAAAACCTGCTGCAACAGCTTCATTCTGATTAGGTTTAAAATTTACTCTGTCTTCTTCTTTTACTCTTTGTTTTTGTGCTTCTATATTTGCTGTATAACCTACTGTAAATTGACCAAGAGCATATATAGCTTTAGACCAGCCATTACCACCAAGTAAAGGTGCGAAGACATAATCTGCTGTTAGACCTGCACCTATCTCTATACCTGCACCTTTTGCTAATTTATTGAATTGCGACTCGTCATCAGCTTCAAGCATATTAATAGTAAAACCTTTGTCTTCATAATGTTTCATCACATTTGCAAGACCGTTTTGGAACTCTTCGCTTTCTATTTTTTCTCTAGGTATCTTGTTTCCTAAAAACTCTTCACCTGTAAAACCTGTTTCTTGTTTTATTAACTTAAAGAACTGCTGTCTATCTCTTAAACCTTTGATTGGTTTATTATTAAAACCTAAGTTAGAAAACTGATTACCTTTTATAAAATCATAAACACTTAAAAATCTTAAACGTGCTTCAAGACTTGGAGCAGTATCTTCTCCAACTGAAAAGTCTATAGTTTTATTAAATATGTTTCTTGTCTTGTCATTTGGTTCTGCATATAAATCAAACTCTTCATCTCCTTGCTGTAAGAAAGTATTTGTATAATCACTAAAATCGTACTCTGTATCCCAATCTAACCAACTTTTATTCATATTAAATATTTTTTTATTATCAAAATTATTAGTAAACTCAAACTCTGGTTCTTGTTGATTTACTGTTGTTGTATCAGTAGTAGTATTGTCTGTACCTATACCAGTAGTTGGTTCTTCAGTAAATCCTATATCTTCAGTAACGTCTTCTTCTTGAAAACCTAAGTTTGGAGTTGAACTTGTCATCTTTAAAATAATGGAGGATTACGTTTTGCATCTTTGATTATCTGAATAATTTTATCAGCATAATCAGGATCAGTTGCAAAGGCATTTGCTTGTAACAACCTTGCTGCTTCTTCCGCAGTATCTACATTAACAATACCTTTTCTATCCATAAAGTCATCATTCCATTCTGTCTTATATTGATTCATCATATCTATTAAACTGCTAAAGTTTTTAAAATTATCTTGAATAGAAATAACTTTACCGCCTTCATTTTCTGTTGTATTTTGTAGAGTTGACTCGCCACGTTTAGTTTCACTTTTGGTAGCTTTCAAACCAAGATAGTTATTCACAGCAGAAGGATCAGCACCATTGCTTGTTTCTAACATGGCTTGTGCTGCTGTAACCTCTGGGAACTTATGACCTGCTTCTTTTGCTAATTTGTAAAAGATTGGAAAGTTAGCTTCAAATCTTTTTATACCATTTGTTTCTTCTTCTCCTACAATAGTTATTTTTTCTGGCTCTTCATCAACACCATTCATTGATTGAACAACATCATTTACTATTTGTGTTGTATTTTCTAAAACGTCATTAGGTATAACTAAACCATCAGTTTTAGGTACAAATAATTCTTGTCCTTCTTCACCTACAATTACAGGTTCATCTTTTTTAACAGGTCCACCTTCTGCTAATCCTTTAAGTTGATTTACCTTGTTGTTGTTAATACTTGATTTTTTTAAATATGTATCACCCTCTTTAAAAATTTCATTAATAGGATTTTTATAAACATAATTACCATTACCAATAGCTCTTATCTCTCTTAAATATTCTTCTATTATTGCT